AACATTTATGAGGATTATTGTTGACTAACAGATTCGATAGAACAAATTATCCAACTGCTGAACCTGCAAAACTTGTTGCAGGCGACAGATTTACATGGAGAAGAGATGATCTAGCTAATGATTATCCAGTTGGAAGCTTTGCTTTGACTTATGAATTTCATTCTGATGTAGGCGGTGGTGGTAGTAAGAAATTTACCATTACTGCAACTGAAGCAGATAGTACCTATTACATAGAGGTTGGTTCATCAACTACAGCAAGTTACGCAACAGGTGATTATATTTGGGAAGCCTACATTACTAGGAGTTCTGATTCTGAAAGAATTATGGTAGATTCTGGAAGAACTGAAATTACAACCAATCTTGCAAATACAAATGCAGATTTAAGAAGTCATGCTAAGAAGGTGCTTGATGCAATTGAAGCGGTTTTGGAGAATCGCAGCACAATGGATCAAAGCTCAATGTCGATTGCAGGAAGATCACTTTCAAGAACTCCATTACCTGATTTGATGGAGTTAAGAGATAGATACAAAGCTGAATATTTAAAAGAAATAAAATTAGCTAGAATCAGAAACAAACAAGGATCAGGCAACACTATCAAAGTAAAGTTTGGTTCAACTTCAACTATTAATCCAACAGACTACACATAATGGCTTGGTACGATAATTTATTAGGCAATAACAAAAAGAAGGCTAAGAAAAGAGCTTTTAAAAGAAGTTATCAAGGTGCAAACACAGGAAGATTGTTTGCAGACTTTTTAACAACCTCAACAAGTGCCGATGCAGAAGTCAAAGACAACCTTAGAATCCTAAGAGATAGAGGAAGAGAGTTAGCTCGCAACGATGCATATATCTCAAGATACCTTAACCTGATGGTATCGAATGTCATTGGCAAGCAAGGCGTAAGAGTAAGCTCCAAGTCATATAATGATGATAGATCATTAGACTTAGGAGCTAACCTGCTGATTGAAAGATCATGGAAAGAATGGACACAACTAGGCAACTGTACAGCAAATGGAAGATTATCATTTTTAGATTGTCAAAAAATATTTATTGAAACTTTGCTTAGAGATGGTGAAGTATTAATAAGAAAAATAAAAACAACAGATTCAGATTTTGGTTTTCAGATACAGTTTTTAGAAGCAGATCATTTAGATGAACAAAAAAATGATAATACTTTACCCAATGGCAGAAGTATTAAGATGGGTGTTGAGGTTGATAGAAACGATAAGCCTGTTGCTTATCATCTATTCAAAAAACATCCTTACAACAATACATATCCAAAACCTGCTCAAGAATATATTAGAGTTCCTGCTGAAGAAATAATACACGCATACTTACCAAACAGAGCAGAACAAACAAGAGGTGTTTCTTTTATTGCTCCAGTAATGGCAAATGTAAAGCAGCTCAACGCATATCTTGAAGCTGAGATAGTGGCTGCAAGGGTTGGAGCTTCTAAACAAGGCTTCTTCATTTCACCAGACGGAGATGGGTATGTTGGTGATGGAGAGTTTGAGGATACTTTCAATCCCACAATGACTGCTCAAGCAGGCGTATTTGAACAGTTGCCAGCAGGTATGGATTTTAAAGCTTTTGATCCATCACATCCAAATTCTGCTTTTGATTCTTTTACAACAAGCGTATTAAGAAGTATCGCAAGTGGTCTAAATATTTCATATCATTCATTGTCAAACGATCTTAGTTCAGTCAACTACTCTTCAATTCGTCAGGGTGCTTTAGAAGATAGAAGTGCTTATCAGATTATGCAACAGTTTATTATTGAGCATTTTATTGATCCTGTTTTTAAATCTTGGCTTGAGATGGCTATGTCAACAGGTTATATCAATCTTCCAATGGGTAAGTTTGATAAGTTTGCTAGAGGTATAACCTATATACCAAGATCATTTTCACACATTGATCCATTGAAAGAAATGCAAGCAAATGTTATAGGTTTACAAAATGGAACAACAACCTATAGCGATATATCTTCTGCTTTTGGAAGAGATGTTGAAGAGCTATTTGAACAGCACCAAAAAGAAATAGCACTAGCAGAACAGTATGGTATTGAGATAGCATATCAACCTTTTGGTCAGAAGTTGCCTGTTGAAGCTAATATACAAGGTGGTGATGATGGCGACTGATTTTCCAACAAAAGGAGATGATAAAAAAATATCTCTTAGAAACTCTAACTATCCAGTCTTTGATAAAAGATTTGCAGAAGGTGTTAAAGAAAACAATCCTGAGATTTGGAAAGCAGGTGGGAATATAGAGGGTAATAGGTCTTTTAGATTATTAATGAGAGCTTTAGATGGCGATGAAAGTCCTGCTGTATTAGATAAAATCAAAGAGAGAGAAGCTTGGATAGCAAGACATTACGAGGATGGCTCACAGTTTAAGTCTGGAGACAAAGCTGCAAGACCATCAAACATTGGCGGAGTTGTTGCCCAAATGAAATGGCTTTCCATAGGAACTCTAGGTGAAAGAGGTATGAAAGATGTCATACTAGAAGCTATCAAGTATCTAGAACAAAAAGAATATGGATCAGCAAGTCAAGCTCAAGCTGATAGACAAGTATCAAACAAAGTTGAAAAAGCATTGCGAAAAAAAGCCGAAGATCATAATGAACAAGTTGGCAATGTGGCTTCAAAAAGAACAACTTACAGAACACTTTTGGCGGTCTTTGAAAGAGGAATTGGTGCATATAAAACATCACCTTCAAGTGTAAGACCAAATGTTACATCACCTGAGATGTGGGCATACTCAAGAGTTAATTCCTTCCTTTTTGTTTTACGAAATGGAAGGTTTCAAGGTGGGAAGCATGATACTGATTTGCTTCCTAAATCACATCCTTTATCAAGCAAAGAGGAGAAATCTATGGAAGATAAACAGGATAGGCATATCCTCAATGTAAGCGAAACCGATGATAAAGTTGTTGTCGAGTTTGCAAAGCATCACGAGGATGAAGAAGGCATGGAAGTTGAAATGACTGAAGAAGCGCGTCCATATCATTACGGAGATGATGATGAAGATGAAAAAGGTAGAAATGTAGTTGACTTAAAAGTTGAGTACAGAACTATTGATTTATCAAGATCAGAATTTGTTGATGAAAAAAGTAGGCGTGTAAGAATTGGTGTTTCTAGTGAAGAGCCAGTAGAAAGAAGTTTTGGCATGGAAGTGCTAGGACATACACCAGAAGAAATAAACATGGAGTTTATGCAATCTGGAAGAGCGCCACTTTTGTTAGATCACGATATGACTAAGCAAATTGGTGTTATTGAAGAATTTAAACTTGATCAGGCTGCAAAAAGGACAGTTGCAGTAGTTAGATTTGGGCGATCTGATTTAGCTGAAGAAGTTTTTAGAGATGTGCTTGATGGCATACGCATGAATATAAGCGTAGGCTATCGAGTTGATAAATTAACAAGAATGAAAGACAAAGACGATAAAAGCTACTATAGAGCAAGCTTCACACCATTAGAAATATCTAGTGTTAGCGTGCCTGCTGATCAAAGTAGACTTGTCGGAGTTGGACGATCTAAAAAAATTGCTGAAAAAGCAAAGGTACAAATTATGGAAAACGAAAAACAAGAAATTAATCTTGATGAAGTTAGGTCAGAAAGTGCTGAAGCTGCTAAAAAAGAATTTGCAAGAAACTCAAAAGAGATTATTGATTTAGCTGTAAAACACAACAAAAGAGACCTAGCTCATAAAGCTATTTCTGAAGGCAAATCTGTTGAAGAATTTAGAGGTATTTTATTAGACAACATTTCTAATGATACTCCTCTAGAAACTCCGAAAGATATTGGTCTCACAGAAAAAGAAACAAAAAGATTTAGCAGCTTCTGAAGCTGCACAAAGATCATATGGGCAGACTGCTCAAGGTATTATGCTTCCAGATGAAGTTTTAAGAAATTGGAATCAAAGAGATTTATCTGCTGGTTCAGATGGCGACCTTATTGGTCAAGATTACAGAGCAGGTGATTTCATTGATGTTCTAAGAAATAACTCAGCAGTTATGCCACTAGCAACTATGCTAAATGGTCTATCTGGCGATGTTAAGATTCCTAGAAAAACTGCTGCTGCTTCTGCTGCTTTTATTAGCTCAGAAGGCGGAGCTGCTGGTGAATCTGAATTAACAGTTGGAAATGTAAGTATGTCTCCTAAATCATTAGGTGCGTTTACAGACATTACTAGACAACTTATGATTCAATCATCAATTGATGTTGAAAATCTAGTTAGAAACGATTTAGCTGCTTCAATGGCTATTGCTATTGATGATGCTGCATTAGAAGGTTC